GGCGCTGAGCCTGCCCGTGGATTCGCTCGACAGCGTCACGCAGGAAATCAAGATCCTCGCCGACAAAGACGGCAAGATCACGAAGGATGCGCTGGTCGAGGCATTGAGCGGCTACGGCGATGCGCTCGTCAAGGGATGGGAAGAGGCCATCAAGCCGCTGGCCATCTTCAACGATGTCGCAGATCGTGCGGAGACGACGGCCGAGACACTGAACCGCGTTGGCGGCGCGCTGGTCGGCGTCAATGAGGTGTTTGAGACGTTGGGGCTCACCGCCCTGCAGGCCAGCATCGACGGCGGTGCTGCTGCTGTGCGCCTGCAGGACGCATTCGGTGGCCTCAACGGATTGCAGCAGGCGGCGTCGAACTACGTCGGCGCGATCTACAGCGACGCCGAGCGCCTTGATCTGGCGCGATCACAAGTCGGCGAGGTGCTGTCGGATCTTGGCCTGGCCGTGCCCACGACGCGCGCAGGCTTCCGCGCCCTGGTCGACGATCTGGTCAACAGCGGGCGAGTTGCAAGCGAAGCGGGGGCGCAGCAACTGCGGGCGCTGCTGGGCGTGGCCGGCGCGTTCGGTCAGATCCAAGACGCAGCTGAAACGCTCAACAACGAGCTTTCCGACGCCATTGGGCAGACGCTGCAGAAACTCGGCCGCGATGACCAATACGGCACGATTCAGCGCAACCTTGCAGACGCTGGCGTGTCCCTTTCGCTGTCGCAGCTGATAGGGGCCAGCAAGGAAGACATCTACGAGTTCGCCAAGTCGTTCATCGGGCTGTCCACGTCATCGCACGAGAGCAAGCTGGCAGTTGTCAACGCAGCGGGCGCGCTGGCTGACCTGCGAGACCAAGCCGACAAGACCGCGAGCGGCCTTGATCTGGAGTTGCTGCGCGCCACTGGGCAGCAGCAAGCCGCTGTTAATCGCGAGCGCCAGGCCGAGATCGAAGCGCTGCGCAAACTCGACCCGGCGCTGGCGTCGGTAAAGCAACTGATCTTTGATGCCACCGACGCCGCAGAGTTGTGGTCGCGGCAGTTGCAACTGCTGGCCGGCGTCGACAGCATTGCACCCGACTTCATGGCGGGCGATGCCTTGTTCGCATACCGCGCCGAGCGCATCCAGCAGACGTTGGCCGCTGGTGGCATAACGACAGGCATCAGCAACATCCTTGGGTCAACACGCGAGGACGTTCTGGCGCTGTGGAACGCAGTCGGTGTCGACGGCAAAGAGGCCGTGCTGGAGGCCTACAACGCATGGAAGTTGCTCAACGAGGAGATGCGCGCTGCTCCGATCCAGCAGCAACTCGACGAGTTGACCAAGAAGTTCGGAGACCTGTCTTTCCTCGACCCCAAGCCGCTCAGCGCCATCTACCAAGAGAACCTAGCAGAACTCGACAACCTGCAGAAGGGCCTAGACAACGTTTTGGGCCGCACAGCCAAGACGCTGCAAGAAGCCCTTGCCGACATGCTGGCTGACCAGAAGGCGCTGCAGAACTTCCGCTCTGGACTGGCTGACGACATCTTTGGCGCGCGCCTGCGCGGCATGAATCCAGCCGATCGGGTTGCCGCACTCAAGGGCCGCGAAACCCAACTGTTCGGCCAGCTGGGCAGCGCAAGAGATCCCGTTGCAGTGGCCCAGCAACTGCAGGGCGTGATTGTCGATCGCATCAAAGAAGAGGCCGAGCTGCGGCGCGCGTCGCATGAGGACCAGATCAAGGCGCTGAAAGAGCAGATCACCGGCGCTGAACGCCTGCAGCGCATGAGCGAGCAAATCGCGCAGTTCACCTCGTCCATGCGGTTCGGCGACCTGTCTCCCCTGGGCTTTGACGCCCAACTGGAGGCCGCGCGCAGCTTGTACGAAACCACCGTCACCCAGGCGCGCGGCGGCGATGAAACCGCCATGGGCGCGCTGACTGGCAATGCCCAGGCGTATCTGCAAGAGGCTCGCAGCTTCTTTGCGTCCAGCGAAGGATATGCCGGCATCTTCAACTCCGTACTCGGCGAGCTCGATGCGCTTGGCGCCGTTGACCCCGGCCTGAAGGCGGCGCAGGACCAACTCACCGCGCTGGAAAAGATTGCGGAGTCGCAGGGCGCGCTGTCCGAGGATGTGGTGTGGGCCAGTCAGCAAGAAGTTGCCGCGTTGACCATGATCGACACGGCACTGGCTCGACGCGAGACCGAAGCGCAGGCCAAGATCGACCAGCAGATCAAGCTGGCCGAAGATCAGATCAAGGTGCTGGGTGATGTCATCACCGAGCAAAAGGCGCAGCTGACACAAGCCAAAGCCATTGCCGACCAACTGACGGCCGAGCTGCGCAAGATCAGCGGGCCGGCAGCTGCGGCAGCAGCTGAGGCAAGCCTCGCGGGGGCTGCCCCGTGAGGCGTTTTGTCCTGTCGATCACGCCGACCGTCAACGACGACGGCAGCACGTTGGAGTACCTTTTCTCGGCCGACTCGTGGGCCACCAAGCCGACAGACACGCCGGCCAACAAGCCGGTTCTAGGGCTGCTGAAGAACCCGGGCACGTTGCGACGCGAGCTGTTCAAGGAACAGCGGGTCACGGGAGCGATCAGACCCAGCTATGGCAATGTGGTGCTGGCAAACCCTGCGCCTGACGCTGACGGTCCAGGCCTGCTTGACGACTGGATCGACTACGGCCTTGCAGGCGCTCCGATCACGCTTTATTGGGGCGAGGTTGGGGCTGCTTTTCCTGGTGGCTACACGGTGGTCTACCGCGCGTTCTGTCACTCGTTCTGGGCCGACGCTGATGTCATCACGATTCGCCAGCGCGACGCCCTGCAGCTGCTGGAGCAGCCTGTTGTCACCGAGGGCTTCGCGGGCACCGGCGGCATCGAAGGCGGCGGTGCGGTCGCAAAGCGCAAACAATTCGTAGCCGGCGATCCTGGGTTCATCGAGCCCGTTCTGGTCGACGCAAACAAGCAGATCTACTTCGTTCAATCCACCGGCACGGGTGGCCTTGAATCCAACTACATCCCCAACGGCACCGCCGTCGAGGTCTCGCCTTTCGACGTCTTCGACAACGGCGTCGAAATCACCCGCGCCAGCACTGCATACGCAACATCGACAGCCATGCTTGCTGAGGCGCCGGCCGCGGGGCAGGTGAAATACTGGTACGGGCCCGCGAGTCAATCCTCACCGGGCTATGACGGCCCGGTGTACTTCCGCCTCGGAAGCCCGCCAGAGGGTGATCTGCGTGTGTACCCGCAGGGCTACCCGACCGACGCCGACCATCAGCGACTAGGCCAGGTGCTGGGTAGTTGGAACGCCGCACACATGGCGCTGCGTGCTGGCGTTCCGGCCGAGAACGTCACGCTCGGGCAGGCGCAACTCAATGTCGTGTCTGCTCTGGTCGACGACGATCGCAGCTACCTTGATCTGCTGAGCGATCAGGCGCTGGCTGTGCAGGGATGGTTTGGGTTCGACCGGCTCGGAATCTTCCGCTCCGGCTGGCTGTTAGACCCAGTCGAAACCACGCCAGCACCAACCAGCGCATACGAATTCACCGAGGCCAACATCGGCGAATTGAGGCGCGAGCCGGTGGCCGGAATGGAGGTGCCGGTGTGGAGCGTGGCGCTGACGGCCGGCGATGCGTGGCCGTCGCAGCTGGCCGGCGCCGCGAGCGCCACCATGCGCGACTACCTCACGCGCAAGGTGTGGTCCTCAATCTCAGGCGTGGCCGCTGCGACCAAGCTGCGCGACCCTGGCGCGGATCACGCAAACGTCAACATCCGCTGCAGGCTGCTGCAGAACGCCACAGGCACTCGACTGTGGCTGGAGCGGTACTTTCACCTGTACGGCGGGGCCCGGCACTTCTACAGCTTCTCGGCGCCAATGAGCGACGACCTGTTGGAGCTCGACCTTCACGACGTGGTGACGCTCACGCATCGGCGTTTCGGTCTGTCGGCCGGGCAGGACTTTCGGATCGCATCAATCACCATTGACTGCTCCGAACCCGTGCCCAAGATGAAGTTCGTTTTGTGGGGCGGGGCGCCTGGCGTCTACAGCGGCGTCATCGCCAGCACGCCAGATTCAGGTGCGTTTGTCGACCCGGTTGCAGCACGCAACAGCATTGGCGTCTTCACGGGCACCATGTCCGGCGCCGTGTCCGTTGCGGCATCCACGTCGGCATCGTCTGACCTGTCTTCAATCGGCGAATTCACCGGCCTGATGGTCGGCGCTGTGACGGGCGATCCGTACTGGTCTGACGTGGTGCTGCTGCTCAGCTGCAATGGCACTGACGGATCGACATCGATTGCAGACTCGTCCCAATTTGCCCGTACTGGCACCGGCAACAGCACCATCGCGCTGTCCACCACGCGCAGCAAGTTCGGCAGCGCGTCGCTCAAGGTCACGCGCCGCGATCCGGGAGGCCTTGTCTTCGGACCGCATGCCGACTTCGGTCGCACAAACAACCAGCCATGGACGATCGAATGCTGGGCATACGTGGTCACGTCGGAGAACTTCACGTCGGCGCCGGTGCTCATTTACTGGCTGGACAACAACGCCGTTGCCGACAGCGTGTCTGTCTACGGCACAACCCCGCAGATCGACATTGCGACAAGCGGCACCGGAGAGCCGTCGCCGACGACCATAGGCAAGAACGTCTGGGTGCACGTGGCCGTGACGTTCGACGGCACTAACGAAACACTTTGGGTCGACGGCACAAGCGCAGGCTCATTCGCCAGGTCGATCGGCTCATCGGCCACCGGCACGATCTACGTCGGCGGGTTCACTGGCTCTGGATCAGCGGACACGACCGAGGTCTACATCGACGACGTGAGAGTCACGAAAGGTGTGGCGCGCTACACCGCCACATTCACGCCGCCCACGGCCGAACTACCCACTGGATGACCATGGCAAAACAGTATTCAGACACCCTGCGTAACGCATGGATCGCGTCGATTGAATCAACGCTTGGCACGACGCCGAAGGTGCGCATCTACACCGGCAGCCAACCGGCAACCGTTGCCACGACCGCGAGCGGCACCTTGTTGTGGGAGGGCACTGGCGCGTCAGACTGGCTCGGTGCGCCAAGCTCTGGATCAGCGTCTCTGAGCGGCACATTCACGGGCACCGTGCTCGCCGACGGCACGCCGGGCTACTACCGCATGACGACAAGCGGCGGCACGGCGCACGAGCAGGGGTCGGTGACGCGCGCCTTTTCCACGACCACAAGCGCAAGCACGGCAGCGAACAGCAACGTGCTGACCGTCACCAGCAACACCGGAGTAACGGCCGGCATGAGCGTGTCAGGCACTGGCATTCCAAGCGGCGCCACCGTGCTGTCGACGAGCTCAACGACAGGCGTGACGCTCAGCGCCCCCAGCACCGCTGGCGTCAGCAACGGCGCGACGATCTACTTTGGAGACACCTCGGGAGACCTGTGGCTCAACAGCACCACGCTGACCACAGGCCAGACGCTAGAAATCACGGTCTACACGCGCACGGCGCCTGGGGCCTGACGTGATCGGCATCGGCTACCCCAATCTGCTGACCGCGAGCACAACCGTGACGGGCGGGTCATGGAATGCGAGCCTGCCCGTCACCAACGTCAGGACAACCGAACTGTCGCGCGTGGCACGCAGTTCCGACGCCACGACCGGCAGCACGGTGCTCACCATCGACCACGGCTCTGCCGTCACTGCGCGCGCAGTGGCCCTGGTGGCGCACAACCTCAGCGCCAACGCAACTGTGCAGTGGAAGCGCGGCACGACATCAGGCGCGGCCGATGTAGCCGACAGCACAGCGCTCGACGCATGGGCGATCACGCCGAAGGTGCGCGACGGCCGAGCGCACAACGTCATCATTGTGATGAGTGCAGCGACGTCTGCGCGGTATGACACGCTGGCCATTGCAGACACCGGCAACGCCGATGGCTATGTCGAAATCGGCGCCGTCATGGTGTGCCCGATTCAGGCACCAACCTATAACGCCTCATACGGGCTGCAAGACGAGTTGATCGCGGTCGGCTCTGTAGAGCGCAGTCCGGCCGGCGCGCTGTGGGCAAACGCCCAGCGCACGCTGCGCGCCGTGTCGATGGTGCTCGAAGCAAGCCCACTGGCCGAGGCCGACGAGTGGCACGAGACCATGCGCTGCGCATCGATCACCGACTGGGTGCTTCAGGTCAGAAGCCTGACCGACCGCGCAGAGCAGCAGCGGTACGGATTTGTCGGCGTCTTTGCGGAGTTGTCTGGCGTCGAATACCCGTACACACGCCATCGGCGCGTGCCGATGCGGTTGATAGAAGTTGCATAAACCAGCCAGGAGAAGAGACCAATGATCAGAACCGTCTTCATTACCTTGATGCTGCTGACGCTTGGCGCCGCCGCCTATGCGCAGCGCATCGACATGGACACCAAGTGTGGCGCCCCGGCCACCGGGCTTAAGCCTGGATCACGAGAGCCGCTAACGCTCGACGCAGCCGGCGCGCAGCACATGCGCGTCGGCCCCGATGGGACGTGGATGTTCTGTCAGCCCGGCGACGTGCCGCGTCAGCCTGTTGGATGCCGCGTGCCAGACGACGCCGGCACATGGGTTGTCGGCCCGCACCAGTGCAGCGCCAGCACGCAAATGCCGCAGGGCCTGGAGCATGGCGGGCAGTGGTCAGTGCAGGCGCGTCAAGGCACGATGCGCGGGGCGCTGGTGTTGAGCTGCAACGACGGCGTGCTGAGCCGGCCAGTCTTGGTGTGCGCGCCGGCTACGGAGTGCGACACCGCGATCAGCCTGACGCGAACAACGTATGAGCAAGGGCGGCAGGTGACGCGCGTCTATGAGTACGATGCGCGGCCTCCTGGCGCGCGCGTGCCGCTGGGAGGCTACGTTATGGCGGTCGCGCAGGACGGCGCGGCAAAGCGCTTGCAGTGCGTCGCGGGTGTGCTTGTCGAGGCCCCGAAGCCGGCGCCACCCGCTGCGTCCGCGGCCGCGCCAGTGCGACAAGTGCAGTGCCGGCCTCAGACCGTGACCGCTTGGGTCGACTACCGCTACCTGCCTCTGCAGTACGCGGGTCTTGCGCTTCCGGTGGGCGCCACGACAACGGTCAGCGGGGTCAAGCTGACGTGCGGAGCAGACGGCAAGTTGAAGCCGCCCGCAGCACCTGACATCCCCTGGCAGGGCCCGAGGTGAGCATGGCGCCGCGGCCCGACAACTGCCCGGTCGATATGTCGCACGACTGCCCGGCTGACGCCACGCCAGCGAAGGTGCACCATGTTTCCGACAGCCCTCGCAAGCTGCACGTCGAGGACATGGAGACGATCGAGGGCCACCTCGGGCTGGTGCTGAGTCGCGTCGAAGAAATCAGCAAGGCTGCGCTGACTCCGGCCGACATCTCCAAGGCCATGCGCGACGGCTTCGTGGCCGCCCTGCACGACGACGCCACCTGGGCAGCTGCGGCCAAGGGCATCCGCACCTCGGCGCACCGCGAGGCCGGCAACATCTTGGTCGGCGCGCTTTCAGGCGTGCTCAAGAAGGCCTTGATGTTCTCTGTGGCAGGCCTGCTGGTCTACTGGATTGGCGGGTGGAGCGCGCTGGCTGCTGTCTGGAGCGCGATGTTCGGGGGCAAGCCGTGAAGATCACGCCGGACCTGCTGCAAGCAGCGGTCGGCTGCGCGCGCGAGTTGGCCGAGCGATTCGCGCCATACCTCGACGCGGCCTGCGCCCACTACCAGATCGACAGTCGGGCGCGGATGGCGGCATTTTTGGCCCATGCCGGGCACGAGTCGCAGTCATTCGCTGCGCTCGCCGAGTCGATGAACTACAGCGTCGAGGGCCTGCTCTCGACGTTCGGCCGCCACCGGATCAGCGAGGCAGACGCGCGCCGATATGGCCGCGCGCCTGGCAGGCCAGCGGATCAGGAGGCCATCGCCAATCTGGTTTACGGCGGCGAGTGGGGCCGCAAGAATCTCGGCAACGTGGAGCCCGGCGACGGGTGGCGCTACCGCGCTCGTGGCTGTGGAATTACCGGGCGCAGCAACTACCGAGAGTCGGCTAGGCGCATGCAGTCGCTGGACGCGCCCGACTTCGAGGTCTTCCCCGATGCCCTGGCGGAACCGCGATGGGTCGCGTGGGCGTTCGCTGAGTGGTGGGCGTCACGCGGGCTCAACGGCCTAGCCGACGTCGGAGCCTTCGACCAGATCACGCAAAAGATCAACGGCGGCCAGAACGGCGCCGATGACCGCCGGGCCCGATGGGAGCGCGCCCAGGCCGCGCTGGCTCATGTCGACGCGCCGGACACGTCCGCAGAACCTGTCGAAAAGCCGGCGACCGCTGAACACGTCGCTACGGAGTGGGACTTGAACAACCCGCCACCACCTGCACCGGAGAAGTCGATGCCCATCGCCCCAATCATTGCGGCCCTGTTGCCGTCCATCATCGAGGCCATTCCCAAGCTCGGCCGGGTGTTTGGGTCAGGCAGCGAGGTGGCCGAGCGCAACATCAAGGCGGCCGAGCTGGTCGTCGAGACCGTCAAGTCGGCGACCGGCGCAGTCAACGCGCAGGACGCGGTCGAGCGGCTCAAGGCCGACCCTGCCGCCGTGCAGGTGGCAACCAAGGCCATCGACGGCATCTGGTTCGACCTCACCGAGGCCGGTGGTGGCGGCGTGGACGGCGCACGCAAGGCTGACGCAGCTCAGCGCCAGGCGGGCGACCTGCTGCACTCGGCGAGCTTCTGGGTCGGCCTGATGCTGGTGCCCCTGGTCTACCTGATCGTCCTGTCGCTGATCGGGATGATCGGCACTGCGACCTGGTCGGACGACGTGCGCGCCGGGCTCGCCGGCTCGCTCATCAGCGCCATCATCGGCGGCCTCGTGGGCTACTACTTCGGGCAGACCACCACCCGCAACCGGACGCCGTCGTGATCTCCGATGCCATCCCGATCCGCCTGCGCTGGGACGGCCGCAGCGGCTGCGTCAGCGCCGACGGCGTGCACATCAAGCTGACCGAGCGGCCGGCTGGCATGCAGTGGTCCCAGGTCGACTGGGCGCCGGGCTGCGTGGCCGTGTGCCGCGATCGGGACTGCGACCCTGAGCGCGAGCTGCAGGTCGACGAGGTCAAGGCAATCGCGGGCTACGTGGCGCGCGTGGCGGCGCTGGCTCGGGCTGGGCTTTGACCGCCAGATTCTTCCCACACTCCCCACACTTGCTATCGGCCGGTTATTGGCCTGGTGCCCGGGGCCGGACTCGAACCGGCACGCCTTGCGGCGGGGGATTTTGAGGCGCCCGCGCTCATCTTGCGGTGGTCGCCTTCATAGGTGAGCGGGTGCCGCGGCATCGGCTTTGTGGGTGGTCATGGCGGGCTTTCTGGCAGATTCTTCCCACACACTTCACCCGATGCGCTTGACCGCGGCGGCAAGGGCTGACGTGTCGAGATGGCTGTATCGCTTGGTGCTGGCCGCCGCCTTGTGGCCGAGCACCGCGCCGACAGTGTAGACCGGCACGCCGGCATTGATCATTGCGCTGGCGGCCGAGTGCCGCAGGTCGTGGAAGCGCAGGTCGGCAATGCCAAGCCGGCGGCATGCGTACAGGAACCAGGCCTGAACCGTCCTTGACGGTACGCGCCGCGGCCACCGCCGGGCAGGGTGAATGGGGTGCAGGGCATTGTCAGCTCGGAAGGCCGTCGTGCGTCACGCCGTCGAGCAGGCGGCCGGCAGCCTTCTTGCCGACGCGGCGCGCAAGGATCTGGTCTGCCCAGTCGCACAGCCACTCGCGCTGGGTCTTGCCGTCCTCGCTCTCGAAGTCGGGTAGGGCGTGGCCGTCGATCTCGTGGCCGTGCTGGGAAAACAGAAACGGCGGCTGCTCGCTGTGCTCGTACGGCACCCACTCGCCCCACTGCTTGAACAGGAACGGCACGCCGGCTGCCGCGCACTGGTCGCGCAGGCTGCGGGCCCAGTCGGGGTGCATGGGGCGCGCGTGGGGGCCGCTCTCGCCGCCGCAGATCACCCAGTCGAGGCGAGCGCCGTCATAGAGCTTGGCGCCGCGCAGCGCGTTGACGCCGACGCGCACCCGCTTGATCCCTTGCCACTCCGGCGGCGCATCGGCAGAGACTGCAAAGGCACTGTCGGATAGCACGACGTACCGCAGATCGATCGGACCCAGCATCGGCTCGATGCTCAAGAACCGCACCCGCGCCGGTACGGCCAGCAGCTTCGGGATGTCGCGGTCGGCCTCGGCCTGGTTGACGACGGTGGCGCCGAGCCACACGTTGGCCGGCAGGCCTTCCTTCTGCATGCCGGGCTGCTCCAGCATCGACGGCACGTTGCCAATGCGCTTGGTCAGCAGCAGCCAGTCCAGGTGCGGCGTGAGGCTGATCAGTGCGAACAGCTCCGCGCGCCACTCTGCCGGCGCCTCGTTGTCGAACACATCCGCCAGGCTCGCGCAGAACACGCGGCGGCGCCGGCCGTGCGCCAGCATGAACGCTTCGTGCTCACGCTCCCACAGCAGCGGCTGCTTCCAGTTCGCGGCGCTGGTGCGCCGGCGCGGAGCCCCCGGACCCCAGTTGGGCGCCTGGCCACCACCGAAGCGCGCGTTGCGGTTCTCGGCGTAGCAGTGGTCGCAGCCCGGGCCGACTTTCTGGCAGCCTTCCCAGGGGTTGAACGTGGAGTCAGTCCACTCGATCTTGCTGGTTTCGGCCATCGTCAGCCCTCCAAGCGCTTGAATTCGACGACCCACACCCACGGATTTGCGTCCCATGAGCCGGTGCCGTTGATGGATTCCCAAAGGTCGCGGTACTCGTGCAGCGGGTCCACGTCAGGAGATGATGGGATGCCCTCGGCCCAGCAGTCGCTGGTGCTGATGTCCTGCAGCCGCTCCACGCGGACGCCGGTCACTTCGAGCGTGATCCGCGATAGCTTGCGCGGCATGTGGATGCTTGGGCGCCAGGCGCCGGCCCCGGTGGGGCGTTCGTCACCGTCCGCGCGGTACACCGCGCGCAGCCCGTGCTGCGCCCACGTCTCCCGCACCCACAGCCGATTGCCGGGCTTGCCGTAGGGACAGGCGACGTGCGCAAAGCCTGTGCACGCCAGACCCGCGGGCGCCATCCGAATAACGCCATGCTCCGGCGTCCACCATGTCCCGTCGCGGAGCGCCCGCCGCGTCTGCGTCTTCGTGCCGGCCAGCAGGGCGCGGACCATGGGCGCGGAGAAGAGGATGGGGCGCTCGGTCATGGTGCCGGATGCGCCTTGCGGAACGCCTCGTGCTCGGCCATCTCCTTGTCGAACAGCGCCTGCGCTCCGCCGAGCTTCCGAGCTTCTTCGAGGTCCGGCAGCTGCTCCTGGCCTTCGACCGGTGCGTACACCGTCAGGCGCATGGTGGGCGAGAACAGGTCGAGCAACTCATTGCGCACGCTGGCCAGGCGCAGGCGGAAGCTGACGGCGGGCACGTCTTCCTTGCCGGCCTTCTGCGTGCGGCCGACGAAGGTCGTCAGCTCGCACTCGGTGTCGGGTTTCAGGTTGAACAGCATGGGGTCCTTCGGTGGTGGTGGTGGTGGGTCAGTACGTGCCGTAGGGCTCGCCGCGCGCCTCGGCCGCGGCGTCCCAGCGGCCCTCGCAATAGGCATCACGGGCGCTGCGCTGCTCGTCGCGCAAGTCGGCGTTGTGCTGGCGCTTGACGGCCAGCAGGTGCGCGTGCATTGCGCGCTGCTGTTCGGGCGTCGCGGTGCCGGCTTCGTGGGCCGCCAGCATGGCCTTGTGTTCTGCGAAGTTCACGGTTGTCCTTTGTGGTGGTGCAGCGGCCCGGAAGCAATCCGGGCTATCGGTCGGGGGAGACAGTGGTCCGACCTCACGGCGCATGCCGCCGCTGCGTTGATGGGTGATCTGGGTCAGCAGCACGCGCGCCGCCCAATGCGGCGTTATGCGGCTTGCTGGGCGGGATGACGCTCAGGTCTAGGTACGCGCCCCACCACAGCGGGATCGACCATCCGAGCCGGCCGTGAGGCTTGACCTCTGGCTTCGTGACATCGTGATTCGGCTCCACGTCGAACCACTCGCACAGGTTCTGCACCAGGGCCACGGGCTCGATTGCCTCGTCCGTCCACGGCACTGCGATCAGGTCTAGGTCGCGCTGCAGAGACCCGTGCAGCGCCAGCGCGTAGCCGCAAGTCCGCGCTGCGTTCGCCAGCGTTGGGTAGATGCCGACCACATATGCGGGTGCATACGTGGCCTTCTTCTTGTCGAGTCCCGGCATGGTCACTCCTTTGGAAGACGCGGGAAGTGGGCCGACGCCACGATGGCACTCCCGTCCGCCTCGAAGCACCCGGGCAACACCTTCGCCAGTTGCGCGAGCGTCTGCTTGCTTTCCTGCGCGCGAGCCATGAACCACTCGGCGCTGTCCACGCGGTGCTCGCACAGTCGGCACGGCTTCCATCCGGCGTCACTCGGGTGGCGCGGCGGGTCGTTGACGCCCTGCCACTCGGCGACGCAGCGGGTCGCGGCGGTCTCCACCGGCTCCGGCTCCGGCCCTGACCAGGCGGCTGCACGCTTGGCCTCGATGGCCGGCAGCCGCTGACGTGCGCGCCGGGACATGGTCACTCCACCTCAGCCGCAGCCTTGCGCGAGCGACGGCCGCGCGCGGGCTTCGGCTCGACATCCGGCGCATCCCCTTCGCCGTCGTCATCCTCATCCGGCCCGCCGCCGTGCGCAGCCGAGAAGACATCGCCGGCATCCTCGATCAGATCAACCTGCGTCGGATGATCGCGCTTGAACGCCTCGGTGCTGCCGTCGATCACATCGGCCTTCTTCTCAGGCGCGTGCAGCGTGATCGTGATGTCCTGCTTCTGGTGGCCGTACAGCCAGCCGGCTTCTGTCTCGTCGATGTCGCTGCTGCCGATGCGGAAGTCCAGTTCAACGCTGCCGCCTTCGTGCGGCGTCACGACGAACTTGTCCACGCGGGCGCCGCCGATGACGAACGGATCGCTCTCGTCCATGCCGCGATCGATCTTCAGCGTCCAGCCCTCGAAGCAGGCGCCGAGCTTCACCGACTCGACGCCCTTCGCGCGCAGCAGCGGCGTGTTCTCAGGCATGCCCGGCAACTGGTCCTGACCCTCGACGGGCTTGTAGAGCATGTCGCGCACGCCAGGCTGGAGGATGTCCAGCAGCGTGTTCGCGCCGACGATCTTCAGGCTTAGGTTGGCGGCCGAGACTTCATCGTCGCCATGGCGCTCGGTGCGTGGCCTGAAGGTCTTCAACGTGGCTTCGGTGGGGGTGGTGAGTTCAAACAATGTGCTCTCCTTGGTTGTTCAGCAGGGGATGGACTTCAGCAAGTTGCCGGTGACCATGAAGACGAACTGCTGGCCGCGCTCGTCCTCGAGCAGGAAGTCGACAGAGGCGTTGCCGGCGACGGTGCCGTTGCGCACGACGATGACCTTCTTGACCTCGATGGGCCTGACCTGCGGCGTCTCAGACCAGTTGTACCCCTTGGCAATGGCGTCTTCAGCGTCGGCGCAGATGTCGACCGACAGGTGGTTGTGGAGTGGGTTTGTCATTGGTTCCTCAATGGTTGTCAGGCAATCGCCTGCTCTGGTGCGCGAAGCCTGACGCCTCGCATTGCTGCATACGCGGTGCTGTACTCGATGAGACTGGCTCCGCGCCTCTTGCTCATGGTCGTCGTGCTCTCGCGCACGTTGACGAGTTCGCCTTCGATGCCCTCGACGAGCTCGGCGCCTTCGCCGGTAGCCGTCGCGTGGCCGCTGATGAGAAGCGCCTTCCATTCGGCCGGCGTGCGCTGGCGGCCGGCGAACTCGAGGCCGCTGGCGGCGAAGTCGCCGCACAACGCATGGAAGCGCGCTCGCTGGCCGCTTGTCATGGTCGGCGCGTGGAATAGAGCCTCCCAGCCGTCCGGGGCTTCGTGCAGCAGGTAGTGCGCTGCCCTGGCGCGAATGGCTGGCGTGAGAAGGATGAAGTGGCGGGCGTTCATCGGAACAGATCCGCCGTGTGCTCGCAACGCGGCTCCGGCACCTTGCTGCCGACCGGCACGAATGCCGTGCACATCGGCCAGCCGTCCGGCCCGAACTTCCACTCCGGCAACTCGTCGTCGCGGAATGAGCGGCCCAGGATTTCGCAGAGCATCGTCATGTCGCCATCGGCTTCCTCGACCGTCGCCGAGCCGTTCATCACCTTGTCGCGCTCGCAATGGGCGCAGTGCATTTCGTGGAAGCAAGCGCCTTCCGTGCCGTTGCTCGGCATGTAGGGCTGGCCTGCGGCTTCTTTGATCCAGAGGGGCATGGTTAGGCTCCGTTGGCCAGCCGAAGCAGCGTGTCGGCATGGCAGGGTTGATCCAGCGAGCACCAGCACGCGAGGTTCCTGCCGCGCAGTTCGTGCAACGCATGTCGCGGAGCCACGATCTGATCGGCGAGCCAGGATCGCAACCAGTGCTCGTGCTTCCGCACCGCAAGCGCCGTCGCGGCCTCTTTGCTTTCGGCCGCCCAGTGGCAAGAGCCGTGGCTCACATGCCAGCGATCAACGCCAAAAGCATCGGCGCCGAACCACACCACGAACGGATTGCCCCACGGGCCGGGCCGCGTCACTTTCACGGAGTTCTCGGGCATGCGCCAGCCTTTGGCGCGCGACAGTTGGATGCGTTTTGGCATGGTCAGAAAGGAATGCTGTCGCCGGGATACCGCTGCCAGTGCGGCCTCGTCAGCGGGTCGTCGCGCTGCGGATGACGG